AATATAATTTTCGTAATAAAATATCTGACAAATTAAACGCACTAAAAAATATAATAAATACTTTTTAATTTTTAAAAGTAATTATAAAATTTTATAATAAATAAAAAATATCGTAAAAATTAAATAGATAATTAAATTAAATTAATTAAATTTATAAATTTTTTTTTAATAATAATATTTTAATCTATTATCTCCATTTGGTATACCTCTATTATTAATACTTTCGTATAATTTTTTATCATAAATATATCCTACTTCTAATGTAAAACTTAAATCTATGCCATTTAAATCAATTACTCTATCCATATAATCCACTACTTGAACTTCTAATTTACTTAAATTAATAGGACTTCTAAAAACTTTCTCTTTTGTGACATAATCCGCTTTACCTTCAATAGTAAAATTAAAACTTCCCGTTGTTTGAATAATTTTAGCAAATGCATTCTTAACATTATTATCAATTATATTATCAATATTATTTATCTTTAAAAAAAAATATACAGTTGAATTTAAGTTAATAACATTATCTCCTTCTATTGAAGTTCCACTATATGAATTATTAGAAAATCCCATATGATAACCCAGACTGCCATAACCAATATCTTCATTTGTAAAATTAATATTTACAGTATCGTCGGATGTAAATATAATTTTCCCTTTATTAATATCAATATCTATATTGTAATTTTTACTTCTGTCTGTATTTATTACATCTAAAGAATCTTGTATTTTTAAAAGTATACTATCAGATGTATAATTACCATCTGGTAAAGTAATTGTTTCCTCGAATGAACCATCACCTATTTTAAAAGAAGTATTTTTTTTTTCACTTAAAAAATTATATGTTGTAGTAGGGAATTCTATACTTCCAAGTCTAATATAAGCAATATTTTTTAATGTTTGTCCTATATCAAAAACGAAATTAGATGGTGTATAAATAGATTGATTTGTGAATTTAGAATTTACATTAATTATTAAATTATCCATTATTTAAACATAACTCAGAAAATTTTAATCTTTTTCGACCACCCATATATCCTTTATCTTTAATATAATAACTAACAACTCCAAAATTTCCTGTAACTTTAAGAGTAATTTCTCCTGTGTAAAACTTAACTGTGAATTCATGGGGTCCTATATTCAATAAACTATCAAATTTATCATCATCATCTACATCACCTGGGGCATTTATCCATTTATCCTCTATAATAGTTTTTGTTTCAACTAATTCTGTCCCAGTTATTTCAAGACTTTTTTCTTCAACATCGTAATTAAAATTCTTATTCGGACATTCTTCAAAATCATATAATAACCCAAAAGCAATCGTAGATTTTAATTCATCAGGTATTTTTATTTTATATTCTCCTATCGCTAAACCAATAAATTTAAAATGAATCCAAGGTACTTTATTAAAACCTAAAACAGCAATATCGTGATTTGGATCAATAAAAACTTCATTACTACTTTTTAAACATTGAGTTCTTGCCGCTATTTCTTTTCTATACTGGTCATTTTCTTCTCTAATCTTTTTACGATTATCTATATAAATCTTAGATAATAATGGAGGAAAATTTTTAATTTTCAAATTTTTTTCAATATATGATTTAATATCTGTTAAATCTCTAAAAGCCAATTCTATATATGATTCTAAATTATCATCACTTTCTAAACAAAAATATTTTTCTTTGTAACTATTTATTTTTTTATGAATTCGGTCTTCGACAGATAATTCTGACATATTATATATATATATATATAAATTATGTCTTATAATTCATTAGTTTCACAGTTTCCAGAAGGAAGGGGAAATGTTTCAAAAGAATCAATCTTCATAAATGTTTTGAGCAAACCTAGAAAAAATTATTATAAAAACATAGTAAAATATTTAGATGAGCATTTGTATTTTAATTTTTTAAAAAATACAGATCCCCTTTATGGATTAAATTTTGAAACTCAATTACCTTATTATTTAAAAGTTAATGTAGGTATTTCAATAGCAATAATTTTATATCAAAGAGCATATCCGGAAGAGGCAGATAATGAGATATCTCCTATTGTGCTTCAATATATTCAAGAAAATTTAAATAATTGTATAATTCTTACTATAAATCAAATAAAAGAATTTAGGAATAATTTATAAAGATAAAATAAATATTATAAAATTAAATACATTTTTAAATTATGTTGAAGATTTTATCCACTTTATTTTGGAAAGTTTTTCTATTAATATCCCCCAATTGAATTACCAAAATTTTATCATAATTGAAAATAGAATTACCTAAATTATTGAGGTCTTCCAATTTACAATTCTCATAATATTCCTTTAATTTTTGATAACTTAATATTTTATCATTAATAAGTTTTTCTTCACCTAAAAAATGAGAGGTTTCATCAGCATCTTCTTTAACCATTTCTATATTTAAAATTATATTCCTCTTAAACATTTCAAAATTTTCTTCTTTTATTTTATTATTTTTTATATCTGTAAATATTCTATTAACAATTTCAAGGGATTTAAAAACATTTTTATTCTCTAGAGAATAAACTATTTGAAAGTATCCACCCTCTTCATAAACATCATATCCCGCATCTCCACTATATATTAAGGGTTCTTTTTCCCTTAATTCGACCCACAGTTTAGATGTTAGGTATCCATCTAAATAAGAAATTAAAATATCTAAACAATATTTTCTTTTATCAAAATAATTAAAAATAGGAAATGCTATACCTAATGTTATTTGATTATGGTCTCTATATTTAGTAATAATTTGTCTTTTTTTAGGGAAACAGAAATTTTCATAATTATGTTTTATTATAGATTGTGAATTATTAAATATTTTAGGTAATTCATTTTGGATTTTCATATCAAAATTTCCAGTTATAACTAAAACTGAATTATTAGGTATATAATGTTTCTTATAAAATTTCATTATATCACTTCTCTTCATATTTCTAATTAAATCCTTTTTACCTAAAATATGATGACATAAATTATGACCTTTAAATAAATATTCTGGAATTAAATCATTAATATAGTCTTCGGAGTCGTCGAATGTTTTATTCATTTCTTCTATTACTACCTCTTTTTCTTTTTCCAATTCTTTGGTATCTAATTTAGATTCATATACCATTTCCTTTAAAACTTTAATTCCTTCTAAAATATTTTCAGAAGGCAGTTTCAAATAATAACAAGTGTAATTTTTATCTGTAGAAGCATTTGTTTGCGCACCTAAACTATCTATTTTTTTATTCAATATCATATTAGTTTTGAATTTTTTAGTTCCTTTAAATAAAAGGTGTTCTAGGAAGTGAGCCATTCCTTGTTCCTCTTCAATTTCGTGTTTTGAACCTACTCTTATAAAAATGAAAATAGTAGTGCTTCTAAATTTTTTATCTTGATTGAGAACATATTTAAGATTATTTTTTAGAATTCCTTCGAAAATTGGCATACCTATTATAATATTTAAATAAAAAAAATTAGTTTATATATATGGATATTGTTGATGAATGTCATATATGTTTAGAAGAATTAGTTGGTGAATTATGTGTTTTAAGTTGCGGACACCATTTTCACTATAAATGTGTTAAAGAATGGATGGAAAAGAATAAAAATTTTCAAAAACCATGTTGTATATGCCAAAATGAAACTGAAATAAATAATATTTATTATAGTATGAATGGACCTAATAAAGATATGAAAATAGAAACAGAAACAAATAATCAAATAAGTAATACCTTAGTTAATTCATATCAAAATAATAATCAAAATATGATAAATAATCGAAATATGATAAATTATCAAAATATGATAAACAATCAAAATATGATAAATAATCAAAATAATAATAGAAATAATCAAATTAATGTTATAGAAGAGGAATTTAAGTTTGGTTGTTGTAATATTTTATAAATCTTGTAATATTTTATAAATCTTGTAATATTTTATAAATCTTGTAATATTTTATAAATCTTGTAATATTTTATAAATCTTGTAATATTTTATAAATCTTGTAATATTTTATAAATCTTGTAATATTTTATAAATTATTATTTTCAGTAATACATTTACTTTTAGACAATCCTAAATCTGCGTCATCTTTAATTAGTTTTTTACTATCTTTTATGGTTGTGTCTGCTTCATATAAATATTCACTATCACATTTATTTTCTTCTACTTCTCCGTCCGCAATTGACCTTGATTTTTGTGCCTCTACTTCATTAGGTTTATTAAAATCTAATTTGTTAAAGAATATATTATTTCTATTTACTCTATCAAGAACAGCAACCTTTAATAAGTAAAATACGTATACTGTTAATACTATAATACATAAGGAAATAACTATAACTTTACTTTGTACAATTTGGAAAAAGAATAATACATTCATCAATAAAATAATGAATAAAGTTAAAATTAAAAAATATAGAAGAATTATATTTTCTTTATTAACCAAGACATTATATTCAATAAATTTATATTCTCTCTCTTTTCTTCCTTTCATATAATCACTCTCCGTTACAGTTATAGGACAATCTTGAGCTTCAACAAGTTGTTCATCATAATCACTTTTGATTTCTTTTTGTTTTTCATTAATATCTGATACATAATTCCAGATATCTGTTCTTTCACTGATTAAATCATCAATATATTCATTTATATTTTTATCTGTTTTTTCGTTATTAAAATCTGCGTAAGTTTCTTTCTGAAAATTAATATATATATCGTCTCTCTTTTGGAGTTTTTTTAATAACTCTTCTATATCTCTAGATAGATTTCCATATTCTAATTTTAATTGGTCTTGGTTCATTTAATATAATATTATAAAATAATTATTTTTTCAAATTTTATTTTGATATAAAATATAATGTAATAGCTATACATACAATAAAAAATATTATACTACATTTTAAAAAGAAAAGTGTATTTTTAGTGTCATCTTCTTTCTCTTGTATATTTCTTAATTTTTTTGATAAAGAAATATTTACAACTTTTTTATTGCTATTTTTTTTTTCTTCTGTTTCCTTTTTTTTTTTACATTCTTCTAAAGCAACTTTTATTTCTCCTCTCATTGTTTCTATTTCATTAATCAAATCATCATTATCGGTATCTTTATTTCTTACCATATTTTCTAATTGACTATTTAAAGTTTCTATTTCTTTTTTTAATTTCACGTCTTCTTCACCTTCTTCACCCGAAACAGATTTTTTTAGATAACTTTTATATTTTTCTTGGTATTCGTTGAGTGTAGTATCCCAATTGTCTGTATCTCCCATTATATATTAATAATATATAAATTTATTATTTTTTTCTTTTTATTGAATTACTAAATAATTAAAAATAAGATAAATACCAAAAAACCAATATATAATTAAAAATACAATTAATATAATTAACTCCTGAAATTTATTTTTATTAACATTAGATAATAATTGCAAATCTCTCTCATTTGTAAAATCATAAATTTCCGTTTCTAAGTGTTTTAACTGTTTATATTCCTTTTTTTTCTCTAATATTCTTTTGTCAATATCATCTAAAAATTTATGGTCTTCGACAATATTTTTATTAAATATATCTATTAAACAAGTATTATCTGAACCTTTATATTCTAATGGTTTACATTTTACAGGTTCATCAGGATGTTCTCTTAAACACCAATCATGTAGATTTTGTTTTACTAAATCTGAAATTTTTTCTTCTCCATCTATTGTCACTAATTTACATTCACTCATTACTTATTATTATAATAGATTATAATACTAAAAAAATTGAATATATTTAATATTCAAATAAAAATATATAATCATTAAATAAATATGAATGAAACAATAATTTCCGTTTTTGAAAAATTAATTCAAGAAAAACAAAAAGAGATTACTAACCTAAAAAAAAATAAGGACCAAAATAAAAAAGAAATTAGTCAATTGAATTTTAAAGTTATTAATTTTAGAAAGGGTCTTAAAGCAATCAAAGAATATCCTAATAAAATAGTTAAAGGCGAGGATTTGAAAGATATTAAAGGAATTGGGAAAGGAATTATGAATAGAATTAATGAAATTTTAAAAGATGGTACTCTGGCTGAAGAAATCAAACCAGATACAGGTGCTTCTCTGGAATTTTCAGAATTAGAAAAATTACAAAAAATTACTGGTATTGGTCCTTCAAAAGCAAGTGAACTTTTTGAAAAAGATATTACTCTTGATAAACTTCTAAAAGAAATAAAAACTACTGAGGGTGAAGTAAATGAAGATAGTATTCTAAGTAATCTAACACATCATCAAATTATAGGTTTAAAATATTTCGAGGATATTGAATCTAAAATTCCAAGAGAAGAAATTCGCAGTATTCAAATGAAACTTAATCGTTTCATTAAACAAATAAATAAGGATTATGAAGTTCATATATGTGGTTCATATCGAAGAAAGAAAGACTTTTCTGGTGATATAGATGTTTTAGTTCTCCACCCAGAATTAAAAACACAAAAAGAAATAGATGATAGAGAAGGTAATATATTAGGAGATATTATTTCATATCTGACTGAAAAGAAAGTTTTAGTAGATCATTTAACCGAAGATGGTAAGACTAAATATATGGGTATGTGTAAGCAAAAGAAAACAGGAAAGGGAAGAAGGATTGATATTCGTTTTATTCCTTATGAAAGTAAGGGAGCGGCAATATTGTATTTTACAGGTTCTGGAAACTTTAATAAATTTATGAGAGCAGAAGCATTAAAAAAAGGTTATACTATAAATGAATATGGTATTTATAAAACAAAAAAATTTAATGGTAAAATTGAAAAGGACAAAAAAATGTTGACTAATACAGAGAAAGATATATTTGATATTGTGGGAATGACATATTTAGAACCACAAAATAGAATATAAATAGAATATTAATCATTTCTTCTTATTATCATCTTTTTTTTCAATTGAATTGATGTATTTAATTAATTTATCTCCTATAATTTTTACATCTGGTAAATCGTAGTTTTGTGCTAAAAAAACTCCGGTAATAGTTCCTAAAATATAAGAAGTAAAATGTATCATATAAACTTTTTTAAGAAAAAAGTTTTATCAAAAAACCACTAATTATTTTAAGAAAAAAGTTTTATCAAAAAACCACTAATTATTTTAAGAAAAAAGTTTTATCAAAAAAACACTAATTATTTTAAGAA